TGGTGCTGAGCCGCCCCAGACCGGTAAAGGTAGTAGAACCCACACTGGTGGAAACGTCAGACGCTGTATAAAAACCGACAGCACAATATTCAACCGTCTCATCTGTTAATCTCAGTCCAATTTGCAGTTCCAGTTCTTCGTTCTCCAGCCGTATAGGACAGTCATCAATGGTAGCGTCAATATAGGAAGAATAGACGCTGCCAATAGTAAACTCTCCATCTCCACAGGCTCCCTTATGTACGGTTACTTCCTTGATGTTGCCTTCCACAGTCACACCATCCAGCAGGAAGCGAACAAAAATTTTTCGGGCATTACTGCCCATTTGTTCCCCGAACTCTGTTGAAGTTTGAATCACACGCTCACCTCCTATCGCTCAATGACACTGACGGAAGCGGACTTATAGTAATAAGTGCCGTCCCCAATATAGCCCAGATGTTCTTTTTTGAGCGTACCTCTGTAGACTGTAATAGTGACTGTTCCGCAGTCGTAAAGGGAGAAGGTAAAAAATCCCGCAACAAGTGCGTTTTGGATTTGCTTTACCTCCGCCTCAGTGAGTACACCCCACTCAATATCAACTGTCTTTTTTTCAGCAATCACATCACCAATCATTTTTCCGCTTCCGGTGCTGCGCCCAGTGCGAGATGACCAAATCACTTCCTCCGAGGAGGTGATTTGAACCGGAGCGGGAAGAATCGTGTTCCCCGCCTTCAATTTCTGTCCCATAACTCCGTCTCCTATACCTTCAATTCACACCGTCCGCCACTAGCCTGGGTATTTGCGTTGGTTTTTTTGATAAAATATTTTCTCAGTGCCTCAGGGTCAATAGACACGATGTCCAGTTTCTTCAGCAGCGTCAAAATCTCCTCCAAGAGAGTTTCCAGCTTGCTCAAGTCCTGGGTGCTTTGTGCCTGATTGACCATTTGGCGGAGTCTCTGCGCTTCTGCCTCCGGTTCGCTGGAGGAGACTGCTGCCAGCCTGGGTGTGTTGCGCTGCACATAATCACCTAAATCAACCGTTGCCTGGCTGGAGGTAACTGCGTTCTGCACCGCTCCAGCAATCATATTCTTTAGCTTTTCTGCGCCAGCTACCACTTCTAGGCCGGCTTCTCCCGCTCCCAGCAAGCTGTTCCCCGCTGCACCAAAAATCGTCGGTTTGTCCAGCAGCATAGGGTTATTCATAGCCTTTTTATACCAACTGACAGACACTTTTGGCAGCGATGGCGGGATTTTAAACAAGTCCAGCTGCCCTGAAACACTGAGATGGGGGAGCTTTAATTTGGGCAGTGACCAACTAAAATTCATAAAGCCCTTGATTTTATCGATTGCCGACTTTACTTTGTCTTTTGCGTCCTCAATTTTCGAAGTGATACTATCTTTAATAGAGGTAAATTTCTGAACAACAGAATCCTTTATGTCGGAAACCTTAGTTACAATACTGGATTTCAAATCATTGAATTTTTGAACAGCTGCCGTTTTCAGCCCTGTGATTTTTTCGGTCGCAGAGGTCTTCAACGACTCGAATTTGTTAATAAAGTCCGATTTCAATTTTTCGACCAGTTCGGCCGCCTTGGTTTTCAGTCCTGTCACTTTTTCGACTACAGAACTTTTCAATGATTCAAACTTCTTGACGGCTTCTGATTTCAAATCATGGAATTTCTGAACTGCGCCGTCTTTCAGTGCTGTAATCTTGGTAACTACTGTATCTTTCAGTTTCCCTGCCCACTCACAAATTGTGTCCCAATTTTTGTAGAGCAGGACGCCTACAGCCACGGCAGCAGCAATCGCAACCACTATAGGCGAAACAGCAGGCGCAATGGAAAGGAATACGCCTTGCAGCAATGCCCCTACGCTGCTGGCTGCGCTAAAAGCGGTCGTAATGGCACTAATGACTCCAATAACTGTAGATGCCACCCCCCATGCCGCTGCGAACGCTCCAATAGCCAGCACAATATTGGAAAATGCCGTTTGGTGTTCGTCAATCCAATCGGATAGCCCCGTCAATGCGTCAGTCAACCCCTCTAACACACTGACGATAACACCGCCTGTCCACTCTGCAATCGGCTCTAAAAAGTTCTCCCATATCCACTGAGCTGGTTCTTCCAGTGCTTCGCACACAGAAGTCAGCACATCAAACCCAGCCGCCAGCAGATTCAACACAGCAGGTACTGCCTCACTGATTGTCCACTTCCCCAGAGGTATCAGCACGTTGTCCAGCACCCAGGCACCACCACTCTTTACCACACTGGCAAAGGCAGAGAAAGATTTTTTCAGATTGTCCCATGCCTTTGTTGCAGGGGTCAGCAACGTTTGCATGGCTTGAGATAGCTTGCTGACGCTCTTTTCTGCCTCCGCTGTACTGTCGGATATCCCGTCTATAGCACTGGTATCAATGCCTGTACCCGCACTGCCGGCAGTGTTTCCAGCTCCACCAGAATCGCCCGCTCCACCGGAGTTGTTTCCAGTGGATGAAGCTGTATCATCGCTGACCTTTGTGATTTGGTCAAAGCCTTCCAGCTGCCGTTTCAACGCTTGCGCCGCTTTGCTGGCCTTTCCCAATCCGCTGGCGGCGGAACCGGTAGACCCACTCAAACCGGTGAGTTCTCCCACAGCATCGCTCAGATTGCTGCTGAGTGATGCCGCTGAGCTGTCAGCACTGGATAAGTTGGATGCAGTAGCGGCAGCACTCCCCGCACTGCCAAAAAGTGCCTCGGTCAGACTGTTAAATGCTTCGGCGAGCTGCACCACTTTTGCCATCACCGTATTAATCGCCACCAACGCAGGCCGCAGGATGTTGATTAGCCCCTGACCGATAGCCGCCATAGCTGACTGTGCTTGCAACGCCAAAAGTCTGGATTGATTCGCCCAGCTGTCTTGCGTGCGCCAGAAATCTCCTGTGGCATTTGTCAACTGGTCTTGCACAAAGGCATAACGTAGGCTCACTTTCTCCATCTCAGTCATAGCAGAGGTGGTTTTGTTATACCCATTTGCCAGGGCATAAGCGTCCAGCGCACTCTGGGTCATAACAATGCCCAAATCTTTCAGCGTCTCAGTTTCGCCGGAAAATACTGATTTCAGCTTGGTGTAAGCCTCGTTTTGGGAAATATTGTAGAAGGAAGCTACATCGCCCGCCAGTCCAGTCAAGGTGGTTGACATATTATAGGCTTCCTTTTCTGTGAATCCAAAAGCCTCCGCCATAGAGCCAAAGGTGCCCGTAAACTGCTTGGCCATCGTCTCTGATAAACCAAAGGTGGCAACTGCGCTTTGGGCAAACTTGTCTACCTGGGCGGTCATAGTTGGGAATGTCACATCCACCACGTTCTGAACTTCGGCTAGGTCACTGCCCAGTTCAATGCACTGCTTTCCGAAATCAGTTAGTGCTTTCACTGAAAAAGCAGCCGCCAAGGTGGCTGCCGCTTTCTTAGCTGTACTGTTCAGTTGTTTGGTAAAGGATGCCGTACTGAGTTCTAGCCCCAGTGCTACACTTCCCACTTCGTTGCTCACTTAACCACCCCCTGTTCCCGCCATTTTTGCGAAAACCCGCTGCATATCCGCCAAGAATGCTGCTGTATCCTGTGGATTCTTTCGTTTTGCTATTTTGCTGCGCCACTGTGCCCTAATGCTCCGCTGCGCCGGCGTAAAGTGTTTCAGGATATTTTTGTCCTCTTCCGAGCGGATACTGACCACCCTCATCAGTGCTGTATCCGGCCCAAGACCGGAGAGCAAGTCGCAAAACTCACTCCACCGCATTTCACCCGCTTCTCTGGATAAACGAATCCCATACTGTGCCTGGAATGATGACACAATTAAACCAAAGTCATCAATCAAGTCATAGTATGGGTCTGTGTTTCCCCCGCTGTTTTCTCACTAGCATCTCCTGTCGCCAGGTTCATGGCCTCGTAAACAACAGCCATGTAATCCTTGAAGGACAAGTTCATTTCGTCCAGCTTCGCCCTGTCCCTTTCGTTGAGCAGCAGGCTCAGGCAGTCCAGCACATCACGGTTCGTGGGCTGGCCATCACTCATAATGCTCATCATTTTCAGGACCGTTCTGGCATCCGCCTGTACCTCCAGTTCGGTATCTCTGACGCACAGTCTGGGGTTCTCCTCAAAACTGAGCTTTTCGGTGATATCAATTACTTTTGCCATAACTCAATTTCCTCCTTAAGTCGCTGGGGTATAGGTGGGCTTGCCGTTGGACTGAACTTCGAATTCCAGCGGGCCTACACTGGTAGAATCTCCCGCTCCAATATTGGTCACACTGATAACCGCCTCAGGAATTGCCAGCACACTGCCATCTGGGAATGTCCACTCAAAATAAGCCTCTGCGTTACGACCATTTTCAAGGAACTTACCTGCCACAAAGTCATTGCCCGCGTCCCCAATGTTCCGCTTGCCGTTCACAGAGATAGTAAAGCCCTTGGCGGTCAGCAAACGCCGCACCCAGCCCTCCGTATCGAAGGGAGTCCACTCCTCTACACCGTTGTCAAAGGAGACAGAAAAGCTCTCCATCTCCTTGATGATTGTGGCACTGTCCGCCGCAGCACCAATTTTAAACTGATTCTCATAACATGGGTAAACACCGGTTCTGTTCGCCATAATTACTCAATCCTTTCATAGTAAATGTCCATCCAAATCACCCGTTCATAGACACCGTTTTCATCGGTGCCCACATCCACAGGTTCCGGCACCATCAGGCGGAGATAATCCACCCGATGACCGCCAATCTGGATATTTTCAGCCGCCAGGAGCATATTAAACAGCTCCTGAGCGGCCGCCTCTGTTTCT